CCCGAAGCCGCGGCGGCTGCCGCCTCCAGCCTGCGCAAGCGGGCCGCCCGCCTCATCGCGGAAGCGGAACGGCTTGAACGTGACGCGGCCGGCAAGCCCGCCCGCCGGAGCCGGAAAGCCTAGGTTTCGCGGGGAAAATCGCAGCCCGAAAAAATCTTTTCTCATGGGCTTGACGGTGTATTGCCGAATGGTAATACTGTGGGGGTGATGCAAACGGCATCGCGACCACTAACCAAAGGAACCCAAACGATGACCACCACCGAAAGCCAGACGATCGCCACCGAAATCCTTAACCAGTTGGGCGGCAGCCGGTTTGTCGCAATGACGGGCGCCAAAATGTTCGCCCACGATGCCGGCTCCCTCCGCTTCCGCCTGCCGTCGCGGTTCGCCGCCAACGGCATTAACTTCGTTAAGGTGACGCTGACCGCTGGCGACGATTACACGGTCGAATACGGGAAGGTCTGGGGGCTTAACTACCGCGTCATCGACACGCAAACCGGCATCTATGCCGACACGCTCCGCGCTTCGTTCACCGCGGCCACCGGCCTTGACTGCACTCTGTAGGACGATTCGCCCCCGCGGCAACTTCGCCGCGGGGGCTTGTGACTCTCAACGAAAAGGAACCCAAGCGATGATTACCAAAAAACTTTTCGACGCGATCAACGAAAGCCAAGATGGAAAGCCGCTGCGTAAGTTTTGCCGCGGCATGATGGAGGATGACGTTTTGCGAACCGACGAGGCCGTTTCGATGCTGATCGTGTCGGCAATCCTCGCTTCTCGCGACGCCGACGATTTCATTGAATGCCTCGACTACGCGGCGCGTGAAATCCAAAACGCAAGGAACGTCGCGTTTAAGAGCATCGGCAAGGAATCGGACGATCCCAACCCGATTCCGGTCGCCTGGGAATCGATGCAAAAAATCAAATAGCCGCCACCCCACTCCGGCGGCAACTTCGCCGCGGGGGTTTCAGACTCTAGGAAAAGGAACTCAAACGATGAACGCTGGTGACGCATTTCTTTTGGACTACATTGGACGCACGAAGATTAGCGACGGCCGCGAGGTTGTGGCCTACGATGACGGGCAATACCGCCACGCCGTCGAAGCGTCCCACTGGGACGACTGCGGCTTCGGCGCGACCAATGACGCCGAAGAGCGCGTTGGAAACTTCGATTCTTGGAATGCGGCCCGTCGCCACTGGGTGGACGATCATGCCGCGATTGAGGCGGCGCGAAATCTTGGTCTAGCCATGATCCACAGCGCCAACGGCTTATGTTCTCCGCTAGCCGTTAGCGTTTCCTGATCCATTCCAGCCGCCCCCCGTGGGATCGTGGGAAAAACCCACAATCCCACGGGAAAACGGCCCCAAAAAATATTTTTGGTGGAGGGGCTTGCGGAGTATTGCCGAAAGGATATACTACACCTATCACGCGGACGATTGAGCCGCGGGAAACTTCAAAAGGAACCCAAGCCATGACCCCCGAAAAAGCCGCCCACGTTTCCGCCCTCATCCTCGCCCGCCTCGCGGCCGGCGCCACGGTAGCCGAAGCCCTCGACGGGGTATGCGGGGCCGGCAGCCATGCCCGCCTAGCCGGCGAACTTTGGGAAGCGTTCCGGGGCGGCGAGGCTGCCGCAAGGTGAGCCGCGGCCCCGCCGGCCACGGGGGCCGGCGGGGCGGAACCCCGCTAAACCCGCGGGAAACCTCCCAAAAAAAGTTTTTTTGCCTCAACACTTGACGCCGGTATATCCGATTGGTAATATGTAGGCATGACGCGGACGATTAAGCCGCGGCAAGAAACCAAAGGAACCCAAACCATGACCGCGACCAACTGGAAAAAGGGCGATTCAATCAGCATCACCACCACCACGGCCGGCGCCCAATCGATGGAAATCGTCACTTTCATTCGAATGGCTACCGGCCGGCAAGCCGTCATCCTCGCGACTGCCGCAGCCGCCGCAAAGATTCGCGCCGGCGAACTCGATTACCGCGTTTCCATCCTCACCGGCTTCGGTGGCGTCCGCGAAATCGAAACACAGTATTTCCACAAACTCGCCGCCCGCGGGCTTGTCGTGCGGAACTGAAACCCAAAGCCGCCCCGGCAACTTCGCCGGGGCGGCAACCACCCCGAAGAAAAAGGAACCTCAACCATGACCACCGCAACCGCCGCCGATACCGTCAAGTTCGCCGTGGGCCTCACCTACTACGTTCGCAGCATTGGCGACCATAACTGCATCTGGCGGTTTACGATCGTTCGTCGCACCGCCTCCAGCGTTTGGATTTCCGAAATCGACGGCGACCGCTGCGCCGTCAAGGTGGAGCGCCGCAAGGTTTCGCAATATGACGGCTGCGAAACGTTCAAGCCGTTTGGGGTCTATTCAATGTCGCCTACTGTTTCCGCTGATCGCGTGGCCGATGGCGTGGCCGATCGGCGGGATTGGTAAGCCAACCGCCCGCCGGCATGGGGCCGGCGGGCTTTCTAGGAACCTAAACATGGAACCCGCGAAAACCACCGCCGCCGCGATTGTGTCGCTTGTGAAAATCCACAACGAAACGCTAGGCATACTTCGGGAAATCGTCAGCCGCCGCCGCGAGTTTCTAGCCGCGGCAGACCGCGGCGCGGAGGAATGCAAGCGGGCGGCCGATGAATGCCACGCGGCGATCCGCGAGGCGGAACGGTATCTAGAGCGCAGCGGGGCCGAACTATGAAACCGCGTTGGGATTCGATGCTTCGCGCCTTGCTGCTCTTGCGAATCGGGCAGGAACTAGGCAGCGACTCGCGGCTAGCGCGGGCCGTCGCGGAAACCCTCGACGCGCTGGCTACTCTGGTTTCCGTATCACCGCGATAATCCGGCAGAGGTTAAGCCGCGTATCTTGATCGCGAAACCATAGGTTTGCGAACTCCACCACCACCGCGCGCATCAGCAACCCCAAAGCCCGATCGGTTGATGGGCTACAGCCCCAGCGGTATTCCAACTCCTCGCGGCATTTCGCGGCGCAGACGTTGACGGCGGCGATCGTTTCGCGCCCGGCCGTTTTCGTCGCCGGGTTTTTCGCTAGCCGTAGCATCGCCCGCATCGGCCATTGTCGCGCGGCTTCTTGCGTCATAACGTCGCAAGTATTTGGGATGGTTCGCGCCGGCTCCCCGAGCCGATCGCGGATTGTGCGTTGAAGTTCGGCCAGTAGCGCCGTTGAGGAATCACCCACGGGCTACCCCCCTCGCCGCTAGCGGCTGGATGCCGGCGGGCATTTGCCGCCGGGGCAGGGGGCCGCGCCACCCTTGGCGCGCTCGCTGACGCAACGCGGGCAGCCGCACGCGCAACGCTGCTCAATCTTGCCATCGGGCTTCCAGACCCCGCGGACGCAAGTGCTGCCGCAGACGCAATCCGTTGGCCCCGGCGGGGCCGGTGGAACTGGGGCCGGGGAACCGTCGCGGGCAAGCGATGATGCCGCCAGAGCGACGGCAGCGGCCGCGCGGGGCCGCTCGTTATCAATCTGCGCGGGATCGGACGAAAGCCATACCAGCCACGCCACAACCCACCGCCATAGGATCGCCATTTGTCAGACCCCCCGAGCCGCGAACGATCGGTACACAAACAGACAGAGCACCGCGCCAATCACCGACCACACTAAGCCAGCCGGCGAGTAGGCATTTCCGGTAATCAACCCGTTTACCATGCCGCCAACGATGCTACCGGCCACGCCGGTTGCGATGGTCTGCCACCCCGGCGACGGCTTATCAAGCGGAACGAACCATTCCGCGATCGATCCCGCGATAAGCCCGCAGACAATCCACCCGATAAGTGAAAACATTACCAACCCTCCCGGTGATTTAGTTCGCCGTGCCGATAAGCGTGATTCGTGTAATGGCTAGCCGTCTGCGGTTGCTCTGCGGCGAGCATTAGCCATAACCCCGTTTTCGCAAGCCGCGCGAAAAACTTCGCCACGGGACGGCTTTTGCCGTTTGGCTGCCACGGCAAAAACGAATCGCCAGCCTGTTGCCCTATCATCCAACCGCCCGCGAAAATGGCGACGGCTAGCGTGATTGTTTTGCGGTCAAACTTTGGGAACTCTCGCGATTCGCCGGCCGGGGCTACGATCGCGGCGCTAGTTTCGGTCATGCGATGTATCCAGAATGTTCGAAGATTCGACGTTAGGTTGCAACCAATCGCGATGGTTTAGATCGCGATACTTAAATCCGTTCGTGTCACCGATCGCCCAAGCATCCTCCAGCATTCGCTCCACTACGGAGCGCCTAGCCCAAAACGAACCATCCGGCTGATCCGCCGGCCATTTCGGCCCGGATATCCAGTTAGGCGACCAACTATTGAGAATCAAAACGCAATCATCCGGCGATCCGTTTTTCTTGTGGCGCACCGCTAGGGCCGCCATCTGGTGCATCCATGTTCCGCTTGCCTCTGCGATGCCGTCGCGGTTGCGAACAGATTGGAACCCTTGCGAGGATGCCAGCGTTACCGGATAGCCGCTTTCGATCGCCGCGGCCAGTTCGTCCCATGTTCGGACGCTTACAACGTGTTTGCATGGATGCTGTTTAGCGATGCCATCCATCACCCCCTTATCGCCCTTGCCGCCGCAACCGTAGGCGCCCCACTGTTTCGCGCGGTCGCCGCTATAGGTGGTTAGGTCGATTCCATTTACCGGCTCGCGGTAGACCACGCCGAACTCGCGCAAAAACTTTGCCGCGCCAAATCCGGTAGCGCCATCGTTCCAGCCCCCGTATGGCTGCGCGCCGTCCCCCGGCTTATTTCTGGCTTCGACCCTAGCCCCGCCGTATATGGCTTCGGTGCTTGGCATTCGCGGCGGTTCTGGCAGTTTGCCAAGCGACCACGCGACAGAATCTTGGCAATACACCGCGTGCGCGGCGCCCCATGCAACGCAATCCCCGATCAACTGCCGGCCGACTACGAACGGCTTTCCGTATCGTGCTTTGTGCGCCTTATCCATTTCGCGATATAGGAACGTGTCGATGCCCTTTGCGTTTTGCATCGCATCGGCGCCGGCTTGCGAGAAAAATCTTTCGTCCCCGAGCGTTGCTAAGAACGCTTGCGTTCCTTCCGGGTCTGGCGTGTAGCCAAACGCGCGCCGCTCCACGCGGTCTAGGATCGTGTTTGTGTAGCGCGCCACAACCACGCCTAGCGCGGAAGTAACGACTACGAACAGAATGGCCGAAATCGAAAACGCTTTAGCGCGCTGCGTCACTTGCGGCCTCCCCTATGGTTCGCAGCGCAGAAATCCACGCGGCTCGCTGCTCCGGGGTTATCGGCCCGCCGGAAGTTCCTACCTCCGCGTCAAGGTATGCGGCGATTGCGTCAGCCGCTTTTGGCTGCCTATCCCCGATTGATTCGCCGCGGCAACGCAACTCGCGGGCGCTCTGCCGCAGTTCATCTATCGCCACCCCGGTAGACCATCGCGGCGGTTTACCCGTCATCGAATCCCATTCGATTTCGTCTGCCAACTCCAGACAGAGCGCGCCAACGGTGGAAGCGTCCGCGCTAGCAGAGCCGCCGACCCATAAGCCGCGCAGGTTTAGCGGCCCGCCGGGCGCCGGCGTTGGTAACGGCGAATCGGATTCGACAGACGGGGCAAGGGCAAACGCGAGCGCCGCGGCGATGAGGAACGCGGCGGCGATATGGCGCTTGTCGATATGCGACCAATCCAGCGCCGCATAAAAGCGCTGGATATACGGCCAGCCAAATACGGCGCAGCCAGCGATGGCTAGAACCACGCTTACAATCATACCTTGACCCCCACGATATAAAGTTGCAAAACGGCTGGCGGATTGGTGAAAGTGAGCGCCCCGCCCGTGGCGTTTGCCGTGGCGGCTGCCGATAGCGTGATGCTGGTGGCGCTATTGATCGCGGCCACCGTCGTGCCGGCCGGTATGCCCGTGCCACTGACCGCAAGCCCCACGCGAAGCGCGGCCGTCGAGGATAGCGCGGCCACCGTGGCCGAAGCGCTGGCGAGGTTGCCGGTGAGCGAAACGGATTGCGCCGCGTTGGCGATCGTCACCGTGCGCGAGGTTGTGGTGGTAGGCCAGCCGGCGCCCGGATTTGACGCAAGCCAAACGGCCTGCGCGCCAATGGCTGCGCTGCCCGTGATGTAGCCCGCCCAAAGATTCGACCCGCTGGCGTTTATCGATACGCCTTCGGATTCCGAACTGTTGACGATAAGCAAAGCCTTAACCGTCGCCAGCGATAGCGTTCCCGTGCCACCGAACGCGATGAGCGGCAGCGCCCGCAGATCGATAGACGTTGACGCGCCCGGCGCCACCGTCACAACGTCGCGCCAATAGCCATTCGCGGCCCCGGCCGCCGTGCCATCCGCAAGCCCGAGCGCGATCGACGCGGTTGCCGTGTCGGTTACTTCGGTGGCGGCCAGCGTGTCGATAAGCCTAGGCACGAAGCGGATAGAGCCGGTGAGAGAAAATGCCGTTGCCATCACGCCCCCGCCGCTACGGAAGTGCCGACCAAATAAATCGAATAGGCGACCGGCGTGGCGTTCGGGTTCGCGATCCGCAGCGTTGCGTTTGCTGACGTTACCGGCCAGCCGTCGAGTTGATTCACGGCGGCAACCTCCGAGCCGGGGCCGACCTTGAATGCGTAAATCGTGCCGGCTTCGTTGCTGCCAACTAGGATTTCGTTTCCGGCCGTGGCGTTGTTATTCGCCACGCGCAAAACCCTCAACTGCCGAATCGTGCAAGGAACCGAAACGCCGACCACCGATTGAGTAAGCGCCAGCAAATCCAGCGCGTCAAAAGAGTTTGCGGGGATCGTTCGCGTGTCGCACCAGACGATATCGGCGGCAGCCGCCCCCGAGCCGTCCGCGATTGCGTAGGAGCCGGCCACGGTTTGCCTATCGGTTACCGCGCCAACCTCCTGCGAATCCACGCGCGTCCATTGCAGGCGCGTCGAAAACGTTCCGCTAAAAATATCGGTTAGGCTTTCCGCCACTAGATCAGCCCTTCCTCTATTGCGCGTTTCGCTGCCGAATAGTTACAGCCAAGCCGCCACGCCGCGTATTCAATATCCGCCCGCGTTGGCGCCGGCCGGCTTGTGACCTTGCCCCAAAAGGTTTGGGATTGAGTGCCGACCGTAGCGGTATGGTCAACGGAGCCGGCAGGCGGCAAAGCCTCGCGCCCTTCCGGCCCGCCTTTGCGCCACGAACTCACCCTAGATATCACCGCTACGGCCTCCGGTTTCAGCCTATAGCGGCAGGCGCTAATCAGCCCCGTCTATGGCTGCGGATCGGCCTCTGCCCAACACGCCGCGTAGCCTGCGGCATCTAGTTGGTTATCGCGCTGCGGCTGCCCTTGATGCCGAGCGAACTTATCCAACTGCATGAAAATCGCCCAATCTCCCGGCGTGAAAGGCTCGCGGATTTTGTGCGCGAAAATGGCATTGATCGCGCCGATGGTTCGCGCGAAGTGTTCTGCGGGCGGCGCATATTTCGCGCGGCGCTCCGCGGTGGTTTGGATTGCATCCGATAGCAAACGCTCCGCGGCCGATGGTTCGCGCTCTGGCGTTAGCAAGCCGTCGCCAACAAGCCGGGGCGCGGCTTCCTCAACTGCCGGCTGCGGCCCTCCGCGGCCTTTCATTTCGCGCTCACCTTGCAGAATCCAATCAGCCGAAATCGTTTCCGTTTCCGTTTCCATCTTCGTTCCTCCGGGGGTGTTTGCATCAATGTAGGCCAGCAACCGCATAACGTCGCCGGCTAGTGCGCCAGACGTTCCGGCATCTAGGCAGCCGGAAAACCGTAGCGCCCGCTGCTTGGCCTGCGCGAAGTATTCCGGCGAGAGTTTCACGAAGTTCGAATCGCTCCATCCTTCGCGATGCGGAAGTTTTCAACGGAGTAGGTTCCGCCCTTCGCAACGTCTACGATCGCAAACCCCCAGTTCCATTGATTCGCCACCGAAGCGTAATCGGGCGATAGGTCGCATAGGCAGCCCGTAGACCACGCGCACGCCTCATCGTGCCAAAGGTTGCTCTGTGCATGGCTACTAGTGCGGTGGCCGTGGCCGACCATTACGGAATGGTTCGTGCGAACGTAAGCGCCGCGGGCTTGGTTGACGGGCGAGGATTGCCCCCGCGGCAGTTCGTGGCCGTGGAGGATTGGGAGTTTTCCCGCCATCACGATGCGGCGGTTTTCCACTAGTTCGATGTTGTGTTGGTCAAGATGCAACCACGCGCGAAGCCCCATAGCGGTTTCGGCGCTAATCTCTGGCGCGTGCTGCCATAGCCAAGATTCCCAACGCTCCTCATGGTTTCCGGTTTTCGCCACGATCGGGATCGTTGGGAACGATTGCCGCAGCCACCCGAGCACCGCGCGAACTTGCTGCAACTCGCCGGCTAGGTCGCGTTCCGCGGGGTTTTTTTCCCAACGGCTGATCGAATAGAAATCTGCGAAATCCCCATTGAGCAATAGCCCGTCGATGCCGCGGCTTTGCAGATAGGAAACGGCCGCGGCTAGCGCCCGGTTGCTATGGTAGGGAACGTGAATATCAGAAAGGATTCCGATTCGCCCGACTACCGGCATCCGGTAGGGGGTGCGCGGCTTCGCTTTTGTTTTGGGCATAGGCAAGCCCTCGCCGGGCGCGCGAGCCGGGCGCGGATGCGCGGCCTTCTTGCGGGCAGCCTTGCCAGACTGCCCGATAATGCGCCGGATGCGGCATCGCGCGGCCTCGACGGTCAGCGCCCCGCGGGATCGCTTGACTAGCATTCGCGCCAGCGAACGCGCCGGCTGGCGCGGATGCTTGCGAACTAAATCGGTGGCGGTTTTTGTGAGCGGGCAGGCTGCGGGCATTAATCCTCCGGGTCATCGTCAACGTGGCGGAAGTCTGCGAACGTGATGAGCGCGGCCAGCGTGTCGCCGTTTTCGGACACGCATTCCTCCGACAGATCGGGGAACCTCGCGTGTAGGTATTCGTGGATGAGCGTATTTAGGAAATCTTCGCCGTGGAGTTTTGAGGAAACGCGAATGGTTCGCGTTTCGTAATCGCAATCACCGTGAATCGATGGCGGAACGCGGCAGCGCTTGACGCTCCAACGTTGCCCGTTGACTTCGATCCGCGCGGTACGTTTCACGCTGGCGACTCCTCGCCGCGTGATTATCGCGGGCCGGCAGCCCCGCCCGATTGGTCTATGGTCGCGGGCGGCGGATTTTCCGGGGGCCGGGAGCCGAAGGGGAAAGCCCGATTGAGCGCTTCGCGGCGGCGACCGCAGCCGCAATCGGCCACGCCTACTGCATTGGCTAACCGCTGCGCACGATCGACCGTAATGCCGATGCTGGCGAAAGCCACGGCCACAACGTCGCCTAGACCCGCTGGATTCTTAGCGTCCATATGCCACCGGGCAACACGAACTCTTTTCGTACCACGCCACCAGTGCCAAGCGATATTTCCTCCAGCCGCGAGAGAACAATAGCGCCAGACACGCAATCAAAAAACCTGCCGACAGTAGTTTTTGTTGCGACCTGCTGCATCCTTGATGCTTCGTAATACGCACTGGTGCCAACGTAAACATCTGCGCTTCCGCTCAGTTTGTATTCTTTGTAGGTGGTGGTTCGCTTTACGCACATTCGAAGCGAAAGCGCGATCACTAGATTACCTAGCGTCGTTGTCATTAACGCGGGAAACGTCAAGAAATCGCGAGCAACGGACAGCATTGCCTGCACTCCATCTTGTTCAAACAGTGATGAAGCCGTGCGGCTCATTCCACTTTGAAATCCGCGAACGAAATCGGTTCCGCCGGGAGTAGACGTAACTAGTCGATAATAATCCCTGCCGTCCGTAAAAGGCCGCACCAGTTCAAGAAGCCCGCTCGCTGCGACGGTTGATTCAAGTTGCCCGCCCGTAGCGCCGTCAATGCACCCCCAAACGTTTTGCGACAACCGGCGCCCTTCTAGGGTAGTGCCAAAGGTGTATTCCCTGTCGCTGATCGCCATGATCCTTTCCGCGAAACCCTTTTGGGTGAACGAACCAGTGCCGCCACCGTGAACGGCCTGATCGTTTCCAAATGTCAGTTTCTCGTTAGAAAAATCTGTCTTTATACTCCCGTCAGCGTTTCGCCATTCGAGCGCAACCTTAAACCCGGTTATTTCATTGTCCGAAATGATTACGGAACTATGTTTCTGGTGAACCATAGCCGCGGCGCATGGATGAACGGCGGCGGGCGGCGACGGGTCTATCGTTGTTGTCAGTCGCCAGTATGAGTAGGGGGCGTTTGGCGATGATGGCGAAGGAACGGCCGGAACAAAGCCGCGGGTGTTTTTGTATGCTTTGTAGTGTATCTCGTCGCTTCGCTGGTACGTTGCGCCGATGCTGGTATAAGTGAAGGCCGGCATTCCGGGTTCATTCGATTCGGCCTCCGACGTTGTTTCCGTAACGTCTACCTCCTTTGTGATATCAAGGGAGGCGACGCGGCCGATCGTGCTAAAATCACCCTCGCCGCGAGGATCGTGCCGGAATGAAGAACAATCTATCATTCGCGGGCGGCCCGCTTCGTCAGCCATAAGCCAAGAAGTTCTAGCGGCCAGCAAGCAACGCTCTGGTTCATATTTCCCGCCGTATGGATACAACGGAAAATCATTGGCGGAAATCATCGCGTAACCAGATGGCGACCACGAAAACCATTGGTCTACACCCTTGCGATCAGTGTAAACGTATTTCGTTTTGTATTTACCAGTAGATGGGAATGAGTCGCGAGAGGTTGCGCGGTGAATCTCGATATCGTCGGTAAAAACATTCCCGCCGGAATCGTATTCAAGAAGGAAAAACGATCGCGACGTTTGAGCATCCAGCGGAACGCGAACCAACCACTCCCGGCTGCCGTCGCCTATCGGCTCAATCGAAAGGCCGCCGATGGTTGTGTTGTTTTTCTTCAGCGTGAACTGCGACAAGGAAACTCCAGCCGGATCAATCTTGCGATCGAACGCCAGCCGCACGGTCGCAACTCGCTCCGACTGCCGAAGCGTCCTGCGCTCAAACTGCTCTAGCGATGGTTTTGCGCCCGTGAGCAAAACCCTCTGCGGCGGCGCGACGATTTTTACGTTTTGCGTCATCGAATGCGATGCGGCATTTCCTGCTAGGTCGATGGATTGCGATGCTGGAATACTCAACTGCCTCACCGAACCGCTGCTTGGGGATCGCGCTAAAGAATACGGGTAAGCGCCTGCCACGAGTATTCCAGAATCGTCTAGGTCGTACACCGGCGCTCCGTACTGCGGGTGGAGCGCTTCCGTAGATAGGTAGGTTGTTGAAAACGAATAGTTGATGGATGGGTCGCCAAAAAAATCGTCAACCGCAGCAAACGCGACAACGGGGGGCGTTTTGTCGATGACCACGCAAGCGAACTGTTTATGCCACTGGGCCTGAAACTGATCGCGCTGATACCAGGTTGGCTTTGATGGATCGTCAGTTGCTCCAGTTATTTGATCGACTACAAAATAAGTTCCTTCGTCCTGCGTTACCGCAAGCGACTGAGCGACCGTAGGATAGTTGGCGGAAAGAACACTTGAGCCGTTTTTGTAGACCGTTACCGTATTCCCGACAAACTGCTGAATCGCTGCATTTGTGTAGCCACTATAGGCAAGCGTGTTCCTGCCCGATGCGTAAGTTATTGAGAGAGAGTTGACCGGATAAGCCGCCGAGAATATCTTTCTAGATGAGTTGGCTTGAAGCGCTGGAAGCGCTGTCTGCCGTTCAGTGTACGCCGTAAAAAATCCGGTCTGCCGCGTTTCGCATGGCGCGTCCTTATCAAAATACGAACTTAGGCTAACTCGCTGGCTTGCCTTCCTTCTGGTATTTGGCGGAAGAACATTCGGATCGGCATTTGGATAGTTGGCCCAATCCAGCGGCACTTCATTTCCGCCAATGTTTACCCACCGGCTTTGACCAGATAGGCTTAAAAAAAATGAACTGTCATAGCCAAAAGTTTGCGCCGGTATCTTGAAGTTTGAGTTAGGCCAACTTGCTGGATATGGCGAGGTTATCCATCCGCCACCCACGAAACCAACTTCCGGCCTAGTTCTTATCTGCATATCCTCGCAATAAAGCACAATGCTAGATAGCCCTGTTCGCTCAGGCGCAAAAAAACCATCGATCGCAGCGCCTTGTTTTGCTGGCAAAACGACGGTGGAACTATAACGCTCTGGCTCCGGAAAGTCAGTCACTGCGACAGTAATGCCGTACACTACTGTTCCGTAATGAATCTGCTTTACCACCGATGCTGGCGTTATGCACTGGTTTATATCTTGCGCATATATCTCACCGAATGGATAAAGCGCTACGCCATCGGCCGCGGCGTTAAAAAGATAATCAAAGTTCGTTCCGTTACCGCGTCCGTTGTCGTTTACATATGCTCTAGGAAACCATTCGGCCGGCATCTGTCTGGCGACAAGCCGCGCCGTAAGCGTTGCCTCTACATCGTCAAACACTTTGACTCTAGCGACCGACTCTAAGTGATAACCAGTAGGCGGCGACGAGTAGTATATCGCCTCTCCCTGCCCCTCTCGCGGTCGCGCGAGAGAAACGAACGAAGCGTTAACGTCAAACCGGTCATCGGTTGCCGTTGGCGTGTAGCCCGCGACAAATGGGTAAAGAGTCTTTCGCGCGCAGCAGCACGGTTGCACAAATCGCCGGCCCATATCTACAGCGCTCCGACAACCCAAATCCAACCATCACCACCACCAGAAGCACGCGCGAGGATTTGGAGCGTGCCGCACTCCGTTGATTGCAACCTATCAGTCATCCCGTCTTTAATGTTGGCGAACTTATGCGACTGATCGCGGTCGATCATTCTGAAAGCGACAACGCCAGACGCGGCAGCCCTGCCAACCTTGCCAGCCGCGATAGGCTCCAGCGTGATAACGAACTGGTTCGCGTGATTTGCCTCGGTTGCCGCTACACCGTAAAGCACTGGCCGCGTGACGATCGACGGCATTTCAACGCCGGAAACAGGCTGCACCGCGAGCCCGTCGATTCCAAGTATCCCGCACGCCTTAACCGCTGCGCCCGCGCCGTTTTGCACCATCACGATATTGGCAGCGCCAGCCCAATGATTAGCGGCGTCCGCGATGCGCTCCGGGGTTACCCCTAGCACAACATCGGCGGCATCCTGCGCGCGGTTCCACGCGGTGGCTGATATAGCCTTCGCGAGCGGCTGCCCTTTTTCAATCCTGCCGGTTGCCATTAGGAAACGCCAATGCCTAGGCCGGAAAAATCACCCTCGCGATAGACGCGGTTAACGTAGACGGCTTTGGGCTTTTTTATAACCGTCGCGGAATCAACCGCGCTTTCGTATCGCACCCACATATATTCATGGCCTTTTTTCTCAATCCCTGAGATATCGCCAACGGTGATAGCCGGGGCCGTCTGCCCGCTGCCGGCGTTTGGGGACGCGATAAATCGGTAACTGAGCGACCACGGGCCGTCGCCGCGGTCGCTATCCCATTCCTGTTGCCCGGTGCAACCGATGAACAACACTTCACCCTTTGCGAACGTGCGAAAGGCGGCGCTGTTTGTCGTGCCAGTTACAGCGGCCACCGATTTGATGTATGCGGCCGTAACGTAGGAGTGCGGAACGTCATACGTTTCAGTCCATTGGAGCGCAGGAACCACGATATCGACGCCGGCAACGCGGTCATCGTCGACGGCGATCGCGCCTTTTTGGTCTGGCGCGCTTGTGCCGTATCTTGTTTCTTGTAGCGCTTGCGTGATATGTTGCGTTCCGCCCGTCGTGTCGAAACTCCGCGAGCGCTTAAACGGGTCTGGCCTTTGGTCGCTATCTGCGCCAGCCTTTTGATAGTTTAGCGTTACTTGCCACGCCTTATCCCCAAGGTAGGAAACGCTATAACTGTCGATTGCTAGTTTTTCATCGCCGCCACCGGGGTATTGCCAGTAGAAACCCCAATCCGCGATGTAGGTTTTAATCTCGTTATGGAGTTGCAAATCGTCATCGGTTCCAAAAACTTTAAACGATTTGGTATAGGTTGCCGTTCCGCGGCTGCCTAGGCGCACGATCGTAGCCGCGCGGCTCGCCTTATCCTCAACCCACGTTAGCGCCATTGATTACTGCCCGACTAGCGCCGGTTGCATCCCCCGAGTATTGGTAGCGGTTTCCTCCGCGGCCTTTGCGATTCGCTCTTGCAGCGTTGACCCAAAGCCCATGCGGTCAGCCGCCATCGCGGAAAACGTACCGACCGCTTCGGCTTTGCTCGTTTGAACGTCTTTCCCGGCGGCATCGGCGCCGGCCTTCGCGGCATCCCGCGATGCCGTGGCTTCGTCGCTGGCCTGCCCTTCGATTCGTTCCTGCGCCTTGCCTAGAGAGTCGCGCATTTTGTCTAGTTGCTCTTGGCTCAAATGCCCGCTAGCGGCGAGCGCGTGGAACTGTGCGGCCAGTTCGTGAAGCGCGTCCATATCGGAAACCTGCGCGATTTCCTGCTCCAGCGCCCCGGCTTCCTCGCGCGCCTTCCTTTTCGCGCCGGCCGTTTCGCGCTTGCCCTCTACCGACTGTTCCGCCGCAACGGTCTGCGCACGGCGGCCGGCTGCGCGGCTGGCGTTTTCCGCCTCGCGGCCCGCCTTGATGCCGTTGGCATTATCGACCATCGCGCCCTGCCGCGCCGCGGCATCCGCGCGCATCTTGTCGCCGTCCTCATTCGCGCGGCGAACGCGCTCATTAACCCCCGGCATATTCTGCCGGCGCTGCTCCGCGCGCGCCTGTTTCTCGTTGTCGATTTTGGCGACGCGCTCTTTCGTATCCTTTGCGCCGCTTATGAATCCTTGAACCCTCACCCAAGCCTTTTGGATTTCCGCTACCAGCGTATCCCAAACCGCCATTACCCCCACGGCGATATTGTCGAATATGCCTAGGATCGTCGCGCCGATCGTGTTGGTTGCCAGAGCCGTCCACAACTGATCCCAAAGGATCGCGATATTGGTTCCTAGATCGGTAAACAGATTTTGAACTGTGCTGATCCAAGGGTCGATAAAACCCATGATCGCTTCCTGCCCGCGAAGCCATCCCGCGACAAGCCCGCCCCACAGAATATCCATCGCGCCGGCTAGGTCGCCGGCCGAAAGGGCATCGTAGATACCGCCAAACGTTGTAGTGGCCGTGCGGTATAGGTCGCCAAAAACTACCGCGCCATCGCTCACCGCTTGGTTAAAACCCGAGCCGATATAGCCGGCCACGGTTCCAACCAAATCGCCCACGCCGGATAGCGCAGACTTAATCGAATCACCGAACGCCACGGCGCCAGCCGCGGCAAGCCCGATGGCGGCAACCACCGCGATTACCGGGGCCGCGGGGGCTAGCCATGCGGCGGCAGCCGCGGCGGCGCTGGCGACCGATGCCGCAACCACGCTAGCGGCGGCGGCGATGTAGGAACCAAACACGCCAACGGCCCCGGCAAGGAACGCCATAAGCCCCGGCATCCCGCTGGCAACCCACGCCACGCCGATGCGCACGGCATTCGCTACCGTAGCCGCCGCGGCGGCGGCCACTTGTGCAATGTATTTCCCTAGGTTCGCGGCGGCAGACGCGACGAAAGCGCTAGTCGCCGGGAGAAGTTGCGATATGTAGGCCGCGGCCATGCCGGCCGTAGCGGTGACGGTGGACGCGAGCGCGTAGCCCACGCGAACCGCGTAGATTTTCAACTCTAGGACGGCCTTCGACACGAACGCCGAAACGCCGGCCGCGGCTGCGGTCGCGTAGGCCGCGACCATCTTTCCGCCTGCTGCCACCGTCGAGGTTACCGCGGCAGCCAATGACGCAACGTAAGCCCGCAGCGGGGCCGTTGCTTGCGTGGCGAAGTCTGCCACGCCGGCCGCAGCCTGCCGCGCGAAAGCCGACCCCATTGCGATTGCGTCACCAGTGACGCGGCGAAGGGGGGCCGACAGCGCCCCGATATCGCCGGCCAGCGCGGCGCCAAACCCGCCGATTCCGCTTACAGCCTTTCGCAGTAGGGAAAACGATGCAATCTGCGCCCGGATACCTACGGCGATTGCGTCAAAAAACCCACGGCCGGCGGCGCGGGCATTCGAAAACCAGACGATAAACGGGCCGAGCGCACGGGCGGCGGATGCCGCGGCAATCGTCGCGAACCTCGACACGGCGGCGGCCCCGGTGGCGCCGAACGCGATAGCCGCAAGGGTCGCGCGAGACAGCGCCACGCCGGCCGCGGCGGCCGATGCTACGATCGGGGTTCCCAATGCCGCCGCCAGCCGCAAAGCCCCCACGGCCCCGGTGGCGGCCCCTACGGCGATACCGGCGGCGAGTCTGGCAACCATCACAAACGGCGAAACGACGGCGGATAGTGCCCCGAGTAGCCCGCCGATGCCGGCGGATACCACGCGAAGCCCTAGACCCAAGCCGGTCAGCGCCCCGCCGAATACCACGGCGATAGCCGCAGCCCTGCCTACGCTGCCCACCATTACGGCATTCTGGCGCACGAAATCAGTGATCCCGTTAACCACGCCCATGATCGGCGGCATAAGCGAGAGAAGCGCCCCGCCAACACTCTCGCCCAACACGATGCCGAGCCGTTGCATACCGGCAGACAGCGCGGCCGCGGCGCCGCTCAATCCGCTCATAACGGTTTTGTATTTCTCGCTTACCGTCAACGCGCCTTCCATGCCTTCCTGCATGGCGTTAAATCCATCGACCCCAACGCTGGTAAGGATCGCGGCGGCGCGGATTGCATCCTGCCCGAACACGCGGCGGAAAATGTCATCCTTCGCCGCCTGATCCATGCCCTCCATCGCGCGCGTCAAAACGCCGATGATTTCCACCATCGGCCGCATTGAACCATCATCGTTTCGGAAACTGCGAACCGTTAGCCCGAGTTGCCCCAGCGCGCCGATAGCCTCATCGGCCGGCGCCATCAACCGCATCAACATGGTTTTGATGCTGGTTCCCGCATCGCTGCCCTTTACGCCATTGTTAGCGAGGATCGCGAGCGCGGTGGATAGGTCACCGATCGACTGATTCGCGAGCGCGGCCACGGCCGCACTCATCGAAAACGATTCGGCCATTTGCTCAATCGACGTGCTGCTAGCGTCAGCCGCGGCGCTGATCGTGTTTGCGGCGACGGCAGCCGACACGCCAAAAACGTTCATCGCGTCAGACATAACGACGGCCGCCTTCGCAACGTCCATTTGCCCAACTTTGGCAAACTGAATCGCCGCCTCCCCGGCGCCGCCCAACACGGCATCCAGACTCATGCCGGCCTTCAAAAGTTCCAGCATCGACGCCGCGGCTTCGGCGGGGCCGACCGATAGGGCCGCGCTCATCTGCATGGATGCGGCGCGAACGGCATCCAACTGGCCGGCGGTTGCCCCCGTCGAGGCTTGCACCGCTAGCAGCGTATCTTGAAACCTAGCCGCGGCAGCCACGCCGGCCACGAATGGGGCGGCCAGTGCCAGCCCGGCGCCCGTGATGCCGGCGCCCACGTTTGACAGTTCGCGGCCTAGGCCGGCGATGCGCTTATTTACGCGATTGAGCGCCGCGAAAAACTTCGCCGGGTCTGCGCCAATCTCAACATAGACTTGCCCCTGCCTAACGCGACCGGCGCCCATTGGAAACCTCTAGACGAACTTTTGCCAATCGGGGCCGAACAGCCTTTTCAAATCTTCGGGGCTGGCTTGTTTTGGTGCGGGCTTTTTGGCGAACGGGTGAAACTTGCTTGGCTCCGCGGCTGGTTTGTTGCTTGGCCGATTGGCGTTGTAGGTCATCGAAAGCAGATTGGCGGTATGCCACCAATCAGCATCTAGACGGGCATCGCGGGCCGCGGCGAGTTGTCGGAAAGTCCATTCGCCGGGGTGAACGCCGATGATTCCTGCGGCTTCCCATATTGCATCCCAGACGGTGCGCCCGTCAGGCTTTCGGCCGTGGCGCCCGCCATCTGCGCCTCCGCGCGATCCAGCATTTCGGCGCTTACCGTTTCCATTTTCGCGCTGATTAGCCGAACCATTCTGCGGAGGCGCTGCGGGAAAAAATCCGCCAACTCC